TCTGTGTAGAATGCACAATATAACTTCCCAATTCTTTGTATCCTATTGTTCCACCAGCTAATGCTCCAGTGAGCCAGTTTCCTTTCGCCAAGTTCTTAGCCCCTTCAATAACAAACGCTACATTATCAATATTATTATCCGTCTGTAGTGCTACAGCTTTGGCTGGGTTTCCTAATTTTTCATAGTTTACAGCTATAAAGAACTGTTTATCCTTATCAGTTTTTGCATAAGCTATAATGCTGTCTATATAATTTTTCTCTGCAACTATATCCATATTAGTAATCCAGTTAGTAACCTCGAAAGCGTTCTCATGATCCACGTAAGTTTCCATAAGTTCTGTAAATGTAGTTGCTGTATTGTTTCCATACACTACAACGTTTAACGGTGTATATGATTGTGAATAAGCACTGACTATTAACTTATAAAAAATATGATTTTCATCTAGCCCACTTACATTCAGCTCCAATAAATCCTTTGGCTCTGTAATATAAGTTGGCGATATTGCGAAGTCTTTTGTAAAAAACATTAAACTTCTGACATCGACATAAAATGCTCTGTTATTTTCTGATTTTATTTGTACATTATTCAATGTATTCAAATCATTTCTTTCTATTGCCATTATTCCTCCCTAAAATCTTTATTTATATAATGCTCTGCAAAATAGCTAAATTGCAGAACTTGTTTGTAATATTTTCTGCCCATAAAATTAAAAGGCGTTTCCTGTATCTTGTATACTTTCCGTATCTTCCTTTGATGTTTTCTATCATCAAAGTAATCATTTGTTGCATTTGTATTTGCCAAAAACATATAAAGCATATCAAAATCATTATGTTTCTCTCGTGACTCCAAAGTCAAAAGTGCCTGTATTTCCTCATCATAACAATATTTATCATTTCCAAAAGGAATAGGATTACCTGCATCTTCGATATACAGATTATAGAAAACAAGTGGGAATTTAAGTTTTTCATACTGTTCAGCCGAAATTTCATCACGTTTTTCTTCGTTGATAACTTGATTTATGCCAAACTTTTTACAAAACTCTTTAATATCATTCACGACCTCTTTTCTAATTTCGTTTGTCATCTATATTCAGCTCCATTCTCAAAAACTCTCCATAATTTTCTTCAATATTGACTATTCTATAAATCACGCCGTTGTGTTTCAGTTTCATATTTTCAGAAATTTTGAAGCCGTCTGTATCGTTCAGAATGTAATATCCTTCTTTCTTATTCGATAAAAAACTTCCGTTCATACTTTGTGGAAACGATGAATTATGTTTTGGCGTTAATACAGCCATTTTCACAGTCTTTTCTATCTTGTTTTGAATTGGATTTCCTAAATCATCAAATTCAATTTCAGAATTTTCTGAATATATAGTTACATCATCAGAAAACTTCCTTATAACTTTTAAAACTTTTCTAATAGCCGCCCTAACTTTCCTGTCCATTATCCACCACCTCTCCCAACAATTCTGCCCCCATTAATCTTAGCGGCAATATTGCTTTTAAAATGCCCTGTTTCAATCATCGGATTGTTAAATCCTTTTCTCATAATTGTCGCAGGACTGTTTGATGGACTTTTAATTCTTTCAATCATTGCTTTATACTTCGTACTTGCCTCTGTTCCAATTTTATTAGTCATCGCCGCAACATCGAAACTTCCGTTTATAATCTTTGCAACTCCTTCTTTAAAATATCTAGCCGCCATTGGCTTAAACTGTTCAAAAGCCTTTTGGTTATAATTCCATCCAGGAACTCCACGGCTAGATCCTGTGTCAAGAACATTAGACAGTCCAAAAGCATTAAATCCGCCTTTAACACTGTAATTAGTTACTGTTCCAACTTCAATTTTTTGCCTGTTCATCGCCATTAACTTCTCTAGATTCTTGTTTTTGGGCTTCTCCTTTATTTTCAGTTTGCACGGCATTCTTATCACCCAGCTCTATAATTTCAATATTAAGTTTTCTTTCTTCAATTTCCTCTTTCGCAATATTCATTCTGCGAGGTGTCAAATCAAGCTCGTTATCGCCTTCTTTAAGCAATATGTGATTTAATTTGACAAGCAGTATTTCTCCTTTTTCCTTATTTTTTAAAATAACCATTAGTTCCTCCTTAAACTATTGATACAGTTGTTTCGTTTTCGTCAATCCCAAGCGTTTTCAACAACTGTTTATACATCATTAAATATTGATTGTTCCCGCCTGTTTCTTCGATTACGATGTTAGATACTTGAACTTTTGTAAAATCAAAGTCATCTAATGAAGTGAGTAAGTATCCGAAAAGATATATTTTAAGCAATTTTTCTTTTTCGTTGCTATGTTTTTCTTCAGCGACTTTATAAAACTGCTCAACAACTCCTACATCAAAATCAGAAGTTTCAGGAATATATTTTTTCAGTTCCTCTAAAGTTTCATCCGTCATTATTCATCAACTCTTTCACCAACAAGTTTGTTTTCTGACAAAGCTTCAAATTCTGCCTCAGTTAATTCCAGCTTATCGCCAGTTTCATATCTAACATCATTGTATCTCAAAGGCGTTAAAGCTACTGCCTCAACAATAGCTTTTGCCTCTTCCTTTTTATTCTCTTTTGCCATTTAATTCACCTACCCGACTGTTGCTATGAACATTGAATTTACAATATTAGGATTTGGAGCTACAACTGCTTCAACAACTACGTTTACATTTCTAACAGCTGTCGCTTTTACTTCTTGCTCTACTTCCAAAGTTGCAAATGTCCCAGCAATATCTACAATTTCTCTATCCCCTGCGATGCCTAACATCTGGTCGGTTTTTGTTGGAGTTGGTCCATATTCCATTTTCCCTAACTGCCCATTTGGTATCAATGTAACAATGTTGTTTGGAAATACTGGCTGAACTCTGCCTTTTACATTTATTTTCTCATTCCATATAACTATTGAAAGTCCTGTCATTTCTTCAATAATTCTTTTTTTATCATCTTCTGTTATCAATACATTCGTTAATTTATTGTACACAGCCTTAACATTAGCCTGATTTTTTAACATTGTATATGTTGCTTTATTCATTAATGCGATTTCAACAGTTCCACCGTTTTCTTCAACAATTTCTTTCCAACGTACCAAATCTTCTAAAGGAGTTGCTGTCGCTGTATTCCAAGCATTTGTTCCAGCCAACGTTTCTTTATATTTGTTATCCAATTTATAATCAATCGTTTTTGCCCCTCCACCATTTTCATCTATAAAAGGAACTTTAGCAGTTGATAAAAATTGTGAAGCTGTATACGTCGCTACTGCTCTTGCACTTGCCAAAAATCCAGTTTTGCCCGCAAACTGTCTATAAATCTGCTCTGAATAATTTTCAATAATTGCTGTGTCATTTGTATTCAAAATTTCAAGCAACTCTTTTCTCTGTCTTTCGTTAAGTTTCAAACTTTCTCTAAAAAATTGCTTATCCCCTTTTGTAGTTGTTTTTAATTCCCAGTCTCTTGCAAAAGGATCTATATCCAACTCGCTTCCTTGAAGAACTTTGACTACTCCTCCATTTACACTTCCTAATACACTGAAATCAAATGTATTTGAAAAGGTTGCAGGAAACATAGCTTCTACCAATGTATCTCCTTTAACCCCTGTATAGTATTTATTCAAACTTTTTGCATTTAATAAATCTGTTAAACTTAATGCCATTTTGTTACCTCCTATTATTTTCTATCTTTGTAAACATAAGTTATTTTTTCTGGTAATTCCGCTTTTGTTACAGTTATAGGTGTCTTGTGTTCTTTTCCAACATCTATAAGTTTATCCAAATAAACAATCCCTTCGATACATATTGCTGCTGTTTCATTATCATTTCTAAAATTGAACTCTAAATCATGAAGCAATATACCGTCAGCCTTGTCTCCAACTGAAATCGGCACAACAAACGCTCCATTTTCTCTTAAATCCTCTCCGTTTTTAGCCTTCACTAACACTCCAGCAAGTAAATATTCTTTATTGGTATTAGTATCTTTATAAATCTGTTGCGTAAAATCGGATTTTAAAATTTTTACTTTTACATTCAAATTTTCTTTGTGCATTACTGTTCTTTTTAACATCTCAACCTCCTAAAATTTTGTAAGATCTGTTTTATTGTTTTTGTTTTTCTCAATCATTCTGTCAACAAAATCTTTTTCATCTTTCTTTTTATCTTTTGGATTGAATCCTCCGTTTGTTATAGAGTTTTTTTTCAAGAAATCTGTCGTGAACTCTTTTTCTTTAGCCGCTACATTCTTAACTGCCAACTCAAGACTTTCAATTGTCATATCTGGCGTAATTTGTACTAAATCAGCAAATTGTGAACTAATTTTTAACTCTGTTACCAACTCGTTTTTTCTAGTCTTTAATATTGTCAGATTTAGTTGCTGCTTTGTTTCAACAAGCTCTTTTTCGATTTTTTCTTTCTCCAAATTTGCCAATTCTTCAGCGGTTTTACCGTGCTTTTGAAATTCTTCAAGCTGTTTATTGCTATGCCCAAGCTGTGATTTCAAGGAATTGATTTCCTTGTCTTTTTCAGCCTGGATTTTTTCAAAGTTTTCAATTTTAGCTTTCAAGTCATCAAGTGTTGGCTCATTTCCGTCCGTACCAGCTCCTTCTCCATTTCCTTTCGCTTCTCTAGGCTCATCATAATACAATTCCATTTGTTTAAAATTTCTCATTTTCATTTCTCCTTGTTTTTTAGATTATTTGCTGTAACTCATAAAATGATTTACAGTATTGATACTCTATAAATTTTTGAGATTTGACATCAGACAACTCATGAATGATTTGTAATCTTTCAACTCTCAAGAATTTTGATTTATGTCATTGATTTCCTCTTGTGAATCAGGGAAATAAACAGTAGCCCAACATCTGCAACCTGGTTCTTCTCCAGGGACTATCTCGGCATTATCCCAGTTATAGATAACTCCGTCCCTTGCCTCGTGTGTCGGTCTGACACGCTCATCTCCCATTGTGTTCCACTCGAAATATTCGCTTTCGCTTGTAACTATTTCTTTCAAAAAATCCTTATAATAATTGCCAAGCATATTTCTAGCTCTAAATTTAGCGTTATTCCTCAATTTATCTTTTAAATCAGTTTTTTCCTTGTTTTCTTCAATATAATTATTTAAATTATTTTGCCAGTCTTTTATTTCTTTTATCTGTTTTACTGCCATTTCTGTATGCTTTTTAACATCTATATCTTTCGATTTCTTAAATTTTTTCTCATAAGAAATGCTATAATTAACAAATATTTTCATCAAGTTTGAATAATCGGTATCTATTTTTTTACGACTAAATATCGAAAATGCTGTTCTTCTAAAAAAGTTAAATAACTTTTTCTCTGCTTTATAATTCCATTTAAAATCTATCTTAATCATACAAACCACTCAAATCCTGCAAAGTATCATCTGTTACTTTCTCTATTATTTTTTTAAGTTTATATTCTTCATCAATGTCTTTTGCCTTACTTATCACATCAAGAGCTAATGATAAAGTAGTTAGTTTAGAACTCTTTTCATTTTCCATAAATGTATCAAAATATGTATAATTATTTTCAGTTAATTCATCCAAACTTCCTAACAATTCCAAAGCAATTTTGTCTAATTCTAGCAAACTTTTTATAAAGTCTTCCCTAAAACTTGCAACTTTCGTTTTAAGACCATTATTCTTTAACAAATAAGTTTCTTCGCTCACATTTTGCGTTGCCGTATCTACCAAAAGGTATTCAGGAAATAAATTTGATAACCTTTTTTCTAATCTTGCTATATCATTTTGCATTTCACTGATTAACGGATTTGTCAATTCAATATATTTGAAACTAGCTTCCATTTCTTTTGAATTTTGGGTATTGATAATTCTTTTCTTTTTATATCTAGCCTCTTCCAAAAGCTGTGCATTTTTCTTAATCTTTTCGTTACTAGAATTAACATCCGCAAATTGTTTTACTCCATTCACATGTAACCAAGGGTCACCATGTATCCCAAATATTCTCCCAATATAACATTCAGTTTCGTTAATCTTATCTATAATATTTAATGCTTCAATTATATTGCTATCGTTTTTAAATTTTGAAACAGGAATTTTATTCAAAATAAAAGGTGTTTCAACTGTCTTGTTATCTATTTTTTCGATTCTTTTAACAGTTCCAGTATCAAGTTTTTTATATTCTCTTGAATACTCTCTACTTTGCTCCGCTCCGTTTTCATCAAAATAAACTTGTTCCCCTTCGACTTTAAATTTCTTAATTTCACCAAATACTTCCGTATATTCGACATCATCTACATTATGCAAAATATACCTAATTTGCTCATCAGGAGTTAATATAACCTCGATAAATACTTCCTCATTCAAATACATTTCTTTAGCAATCTTTTTGCTAAAAGTAGTCATTTGGTTAATTTCCCAAATTTCTTTTAATTTGTCATTTTCTATTCCTAAATCTTTTAAAGCTGTATTTGATAGAGCCTTTACAATATCTCGAATCGGATTAAATATTTCCACAGTTCCGTCGAATAGTCCTGGCATATTCTTACTTAAATTTGATTTGCTGTATTGTTCCCTGTCGTAATAAGTTTTAACCCTTGTCCTTTCCTCTCTAGTCACATTAGCTCTCCTTCCTAATATAAATAAGCAATTCCGCCTTCATCTTTTTTTAAGCTATATAAAACGTATCTTATCGCATCCATTACATCATCATTTTCCTTAACTGGCTCATCATTCTTTCCCCAGACATAAGAATAAATCTCATCTTCAAATTTCCCTTTAAACGCTTTTTCTGTAATTTTTAAAGTATTTCTTTTATACATTGCACCAACCAAATCAATACCTTCTTTTACATCTTTTTTTGCGTTTTCAGCATTTATTCCAAAATCTAATAACCCTTGTACATATTCAGTTCTAGCACTATCACAAAACACCCTTGAAACTTGATACTTCTTATATTTCTGCAAAATAAGCATTTTCCAGTAATCAAAATACTTATGCTGTTTCGCTATAACTTCAACGATATAATAATTATCTTCAAAATCCACTCCAATAACTACCAATGTTCCATAATGTTCGAATCCCCAGTCGACTCCAATGTAATATTCCTTTATTTCAATATTTTCTATGTCCTTAATTACATTTTCTTTTTCAGAAAAATCTGCAAATACAACACCTTCTTGAGCTACCCACAATCCTAAAACATCTCTGTCGTAAGTTGCTCCTCGTGGAGTTGTCTTTTTAATAGAATCCACGTATTCTTTATTAAGAAAAACGTTATCATCAAGTTTAAAATTACTAACTAGAATATTTAATCTGCCATTTTCCAATCTATCTCCAGCGTTGTCGATATAATCCTTTTTAACAAAATGAGCAGGATTGTCTGGATTGGTATCAATAAATATTTTTGCACCTTCCCCTGATGTTCTTGAAAACGCTTCTGTTATAAAAGTTTGATGTAATGCTGTTGCCTCATTTATATAAGTGCCATGAGAAGTCATCCCTCTCATCTTCTTCCAGCTGTCTGCCTTTTCTCCGCCGAATAAACAAACGTTGTTTCCGAATAGTTTAAAACTTCCATCTTTTTTTGGCTTAAATTGCTTTCCTAACATTGTTTCCCAGTCGTTTAAAACATTTCTCCAAATACTTCCGCTTGTTGCTCCAATTATGATGAAGTTAAGATTTTGGTTAGCAAATGCTGCAATATGTGATAACATCAGAAAATTATTTAAAAATGTTTTTCCACTTCTTTTTGCTCCTGTTAAAATTGTTATTCTTGGCTGTTCTTTATTAAATGTTTTCAATACTTCGTACTGTTTAGGAGTCAAATCATTCATCTTTTTCAACCTTTCCTGTTATATTTTTTAACAGCTCAATCATTTCATTTTCTTTTTTTGAATCTTTGTTATCATTATTTTTGATTTTAGCCTTCTCAATCTCTAAACGTTCTTTTTGGATTTCTAAAGCATTTCTACTTAATTCATTATTTACAAGTTGTTCCTCTAACTCTGCTTGTCTATAATCAGAAATAACTCTAGCATTCACTTTTATATCTTTTTCAAATTCTTTCAGAAGTTCCAACTTTTGTTTAATCATTGACATTTCTTCTTTATCTGTAGTTTCAAGAATTTTAGTTTCCAGTTTTTCTTTTTCCTCGATTATCCTTTTTAACCTTTCGACTGCGTTATTATATTTTTTTGTTGCAATTTCATTTAAAACTTTCTCACTTTGTTCTATCTGAATCTGTCTTACACTTTTTTTAATATCGTAATATTTAGTCTTTTTTATTCCATGTTTTTCCAAAATTTCTTCTTTAGAAATATCATTAATTATGTCTGATTTTATCTGTGTTTCCTTATCGTTTGCACCAGTTTTATTTTTGGTGCATTTTTTAGAATTTGGTGCATTTCCTTTTGGTGCAACTTTTTTTTGCCATTTTTCTCTTTTTTTCCAACTGTTAATTGTATTTGCACTAACTTTATATTTTTTTGATAACTCTGTAACTCCTACACCATTTTCATATTCATTTTTAATCAATAATTTTATGTTTTCATCTTTCATTTTTCCTTTACCTTTTTAGTTTTTAGACAAAAAAAGAGCCGACTTATAAATAGACTATTCCTAATCTATATATAAATCGACTCACAAACTTTTTGCTCTTGTCTTTATTCTATTGTATCACGCCATAATTCTCTTCCTTTGAATTTATTATCTTTGAACTTAAAAGTCACTTTGACTTCGCCTTTCATTTTAATTACTTTGAAAAGTTCTATAACGCAAAAAAATATATTTTTATTGTTTTCAATTTGTTTTATTTGCTCTTTAGTAAGCATTTTATCACTTCCTTATTATACCTTATTTTTTATATATTTTCAAGCATTTATAAGTAATATTCCAAAAAATCTAAATATTCTTTCAACACTCTTTTTAGTTCTATTTCGTAATCTTCATGTTTACAATTTAAAAAAATATTTTCGTATTCTCCTCTTGTGTTTAAAACTTTTAAAATATTTGATATCTTCTTTATTTCAACATCTCTTAACTGCTCCTTTATTTCTATTCTTTCTCTTATTTCCTCTTCTCTTTGTATCTTTTGATTTATTTCTTTTAATTCAAACTTTAAACTTTCTCTTTTTCTTTTTAATTTTAAAAATTCCCATTCATTCATTTTTTTTAAAATAAACTCTGACATTCTCAACGTTCCCTTTCACTATAAATTTCTACTTTCTTTGTTTTACACTCTAATTGCAAAAAATACAATCAAGT